GTACACTTGAAATAAAATAAAATAATATCTTATTAAAATTTATATAAAATAATGCTCATGTGTAGTACAACATCATACATCGCTAGAATCCTGTAAGACTCCGAAATGAATATAAATTTATGGGGTAGGGGTAGATGAAATAGGGGGTCCAATGAGATATCCAAAGGAGAAATCTTCTCCTATGGCTCTATAGACATTTTGATCCTGAGTTGTATTAATCAAAATTCCGTACTTTTGGGTCTGCACTGTGTAATTTGAATCACTAGTGAATTCCTGCGGCAGGGGTGCGCCGTATCCGGTCAACACGATGGGTGTCTCAGCGTAATATGGTACATGAATTTCTTTGAACTTCTCAAGCTCCTCCGTGAAAAGGATCCTTCCACGTCCCAATGTTTTCACAGTGTTACCAGTAGACCATGGATAGGTCTGGCCATTCTGAAGAATCAGATGCGCTTTAGTAACATCGCCTGTGACTGCTGGTGCAGTCGTATTTAACATGAGTCTCATGCTTCCCTTCTGAAAACGGAAGAGTTGCATTACTCTCATGAAATTGGACTGAAACATTGGGGCGCTCATGGACCAATCACCTATGGATGATGCGTTGATGGCATATCCATCTTTCAACACTGCGTCGGTGAGCGGTTCGAATCGCTTAAGGAGTTGTCGCAATGAGGTCATCACTTCGCCTGAAGTCAGGGTGTTAATCCCGAGACCAGACATTCCCGGTGCCTGAAACATAGGCACACACTCCTCAGTAGTCTCATCGGCTGATTGAGCTGGTCCCGATTTGGGGAGAGCACCAATAACGACTGAATGAAGGACTGTGTGTTCTGGACACGACACAGGTACTGCGTATTGAAAATCGTCTCCGACCGAAGTCTCAACAATAAACTCAATGTTGTTAGCTGCAGTAGTAGGATTACGAAGTGAATTGACGACCTCAACGACTAGAACTCCAGTCTGTCCAATGCGTGGTTGATTGATAGGACACCACGTCTTGAGCCATCCAACTGGGGCGATGTAAGGTATCTCAATAGAGAAACTTGATCGGTCACGGATGTCTATGATTTGGGAGTAACACCGTTCTCGCGGTTGGGCTGCGATTGCGGCGTCAGTCAAATCAGCTACTCCTGGGAGGAATGTCACTCTGATACGACCAGAGTGGAATGGGGTCTTCACGATTCTGAAATGATAACAGATTCCACCTCTCCACCACGCATAGAACAACGCTAAATAAGATACGAAAGTATGATAATAAAGAGTAGTTCCTGGTGTACCAACGGAAGTCTTGCAAGCGGTAGGTTTAACTGGCCACCTCCAAAGCACCGTGGTGCGTGTTTGAGAAGTATTCATCGGAAATCGATCAAGAAAAGTGTGCTGTTTTAGGATATGTTTTAGAGTCATCTCATCTTCAGATGCTCCAAACTCTCCACCAACAGTCACGATCTCATTCTGGGCATCTAGAGTCAGTGATTTAGCCTTGGAATCGCCGTTGTAATTGGCGAAATTAGGGATGTACGCTGGCTGCATTAGTGATGTTGTTGAGAGGTCCGTAGGTTTAGACCAACCGAATTGGGACGCAAGTCCTCCAACGGCCGATGCAAACCAGCTTACTGTCTTGGCAACACTGCCAATTTCTGGGACGCCTGTCAAGGTATCAGCAATTCTGCTGGTAGCCTTAGCCATATCTGAAATCTTTCCTCCTCCTGCGTGTTTGGCCTCGTTGTTCTGAGCGAGACCTGATGTAGGGATTGGCTGGAGTTTACCGCCATATGGCATATCAATGCTCACATTAGCAGCGGACACCCATACCGCTCCTTCTACATCAGCGGTTCCTGTAAGTGGAGAATAAACCATACAGTGGAGAGTCCCCAACAGGTTACCGTGATCTAAAGTGAAATGAGAGACAGGTGCAATAAACGGAATCGTTATATCGGCTGCTGTGGCATTGCCGAGGTCCAGACATACGTGTCTGTAACCCGTAATTCCTCCAAAATGTTGAACCGAAGGAATTAGTAGTGGATTCGTCAATTGCGTTGCGAAGGGTTCAAACCAGATGATAAGACATCCGGCATTAAACGGCTGAGCGTTTACTTGTACCTTCACCCGAAAATCACACCTCAGAAAACGGAAACCTGAAAGTTTCTCTCTTATCATGGCGTTTGAAAACCACTTCGTCGGGAGGACCAGATCGAAAATTGATCCTCGGGGAAGAACTCCATTCCCCCAGCTGAAATTTAGGAGCTCGATAGGGCGTTCAAGAAACCCGATTACATCATTAGCTAAACCATCTTTGGTCGATTTAATGTAATCAAGTGCCTCATTCGCCGCACCGGCCTCTGCTATCGCAACTGCACCGTCGTCTTTGAATTGAACGAGTTGTACCGTTTCATCTTTGATGCCATCGCTGTGAAACATGCTATCATCTCGTACTATTTGCTCATCGAGAGCTTTGTTGTCTTGTGTTGGTTGTGTTTGATGTGCTTCCATATTTGAAATACGATCGTTTAATAACATTTGGATTTCTCCTCTTGCGTTGACGATCTCGAATTGTTCTACTGATGATTCTTCTACAAGTGATGGTTGATTCAGTATTTCACCATCTCCGTCGTAATTTTTAGACGCATCCGTTAGCGTAAGTCGAATTGGTTGGTATGGGGTCACACAGCACCACCGATCATATTCTATGTCCTGGTAATGGTCATAGGTATGAAATTTGGTAGGTACAAAGTGATCGATGATTTTGCGCGCTCTTTCGAACGCTGGGAGTTCGCGATCGAACACCTCCCTAGAATGCTGTGCCAATTCATGCACAGCTTCCTGCAATGTTGTTGATGTTACATAGTCCAAATCTGCTTTTCCACGCACCCACATCGCCATTTCACGTATAGTGTCTAGCGATAGCGGCGCACGGTAGCGGGCTTGATCTGCGTCCCAGCGAAAACTACGTTTCAGAAACTGTATCTCACTTAAGGAGCGAAAGGGAACGATTATCCCTGTTTTCGCTTCATCAGTGTATACCATTCCGATTTCAGCATAAGCCTCCGTAATTGTATTCTGATTGAACCATTTGATGATTCGAGGTGAAATGTTCCAGACATCATCATCTCCATAATTTATATGTGTAATATTACTATCGTACATATACAAGTCTGCCAATTCTGGCGCGTACTTTTTAGCACACAACAGATAGACATACCGAGTGGAGATTGAATGATACATAGAATTGAGGATTGTCGTAATCGGACAACCAGATGGATTTGAATGAGACCATGAATAAACACGGTCTCCAACAATATGGATCGAATTAACTATCTCACTCCACAAGGCATGTCTGATTAATTTGTCTTCCTCGCTTCCATTGTAAAAATCGTTGATGATGTCTAGAACCTTCCACATAAATGGTGTGTTTAGCGTTCCGTCGTAATTTGAAAAGTCTCCTGCGATTACATGAGGTCCTTTCTCACACAGACGGTTTGCCACTCTCGTCCAGTCTCTATCATAGACATTCACTCCCACACATGACTCTACATCAATTCGATTTCGTGTCATGTGAGCGATGAAGCCCATGAAATACTGCCGGAAGAGAATTGTAAACACCATTTCTCCCACGGAAAATAGACGCGTTTTACCTGCATCTACCTTCTCGATCGGCCGTCTTTCGTCCTTCAAAACGTCGGTCCACAAGACTGATGGTCTCTGACCCGATTTGCACTTTAGTAGCATCGCTGCATGTTTTTCTAAAACAAGTGGATGATCTACAACATACTCATCGGATCCAAGATAACCAGTCTTGCCTTTCCCAATTTTCTTCCAACCATATCCAGGTGAAGTATTCCTGTTTATGCCTGGTGAGTATTCATCTCCCACTACACCACAAATAGATGTTTCTAGTGTCTTGACTGTTTTGTCTTCAGCCTTGACATTTCGATTCACTATCTGCTGGTAGTGGTATGATGAAGCCTCTAAGATCATTGGGTTAGGGGTTTTTGGTGTGGCCGCTGCCTTTGCTCTCGCAAATGTCATCGGATCAATAATTTTGTCGTTGACCCGAATCGGTCGCAAATGCGCAGGTTTGGTCACTGGTCTGGCTATGATATTATGTAATCGAGATGGTTTGATGTCAGTCGCACCAGCTCTATACACCGTCACGTTTGCCACACCATAGTGTTGGAATTCTTTCTCAATATCATCTGCGTACTTAAGTTCGTTAGATTCAGCACACACACGAACATTACTCTTCATTAACTCAGATACATCTGGTGACATGTCCGAATCAACTCTGCGCAACGAGAGACCTTTTAACAATTTGATAATTAGTCCCTGATGAATAGGTTGTCCAACACCTTGATAGCGTGAATGGTCCATACCAGCGGCATGAATTCCAATTAATTTACGATTGAAATTCCTGTCATAGGCACAGAGAACTCCACCACACTGTCCACCGGATGTTTGGATACCGTATGCGAAATACTTCCTTATCTTACCAACTACAGTTGCACTGGAGTCGGTCATCGTAAAGTCGTTATCAACGCACACCATATCCGAGGTGAAATATTGTTTTGGAAAATCATCTGTAGCTCCATAAGTTGCCAAACAAAGCTGCGACAAAGTTGAAAATTGTGAAAAATCCTCCTTCGTCATGAACTTTCGAACAATATCCACATGTTGATGCACCTGAGGGGGAGCCTCAAAGCACATCACATCTGCTTCTTCGTGCAGATCACCTTCTGGCAATGCAAATCTCTCGCACTTCCACAACTGTATTTCATAAGAATGAGTCAAGTTGCGAAGTCTCCACTGGCTCTGAGATTTCTTGGCAAGTATGTGTCTGTTACAGATAAAAATGCGTCCTTTCAAGAATAATGCGTTAAGCGCATGTATCCACTTACCATCTACTAAATATTCTAATTTGTATAAATTTCGTAAAATAATAGGACCTAATTCTGACGCATTCTGATCTAACACCATCTGCACGCTTCCACGCTCTGGCATCGCTCCTCCAGATGATTCTACACTTCCACTAGGTGGTCGTATGATCTCATCTTGGCAATAACACCGGTTCGGCTGTGCTCCTGCAGGACTGCAGCAACACGCACTGCCCGTTCTTTCGAATGGGCATAGCTCTACCTTACCATGTGCCCTTGCCTGGGTTTTGTCCTGGGAATATGTCTCCACTTTCCCTGATGGGCGAGTATTCGTAACATCTGAATACTTGGACTCAACTGAGCCCTGTTGTCGCGCTGATGTCTTCTCTGCATACGCTTCCTCGTATTGCTTCACACTCGCTCTCGCCTTCTTAAGCTCCACCTTAGAAGGGTTCATCGCCCATCCGAGCAGCTTGAGTGTGACTATCAATGTGAACAGAGACAGCACAAGGCCACCAAGATATCCACATATCATCTGCAACCACTCGTGACGCTCGAACAGAGTTTTAGCTCCTTCACACCATCTCCTGAAAGTACCCTTTACTTTGGAGTAAATTCCTTTGTGCTCTATGCCAAAATACTTCCCGACCTTCTGTCTGAATATCGCCTGCAACTTATCTGTTCCACTATCTTCTGACTGATGTCTCGCATGGTTGCATCTCTCAAAGTCTCTCGGTGTTAAGCCTCTAGACATTGTGAAAAACGCACTGTTGAAATCAGCAATCTCTCCTGTCATCACGTATATCTGCCATCCTGCACAATATCCTCTCATGAACCTGTCAATTTTGTCTTCTGATATAATGACACATTTAATTTTGTCTAAATATACTTCTCCTTCTGGTGTCATAAATGTATAATCTGATGTGCCATACGTATCCGGTGTCACGAATGGCCATTTTGCTCCTGTCCGATCACAATTTAGATGTCTACGCTTCGAATCTGCTGCCAGTATCCCGAATCCCTCATCATTGAAAAATTTTGCTTCACAGATATGCGCATCTCCACTACCCGGTAATGGTTCGCTCACATCTGCAAATTTAGTCGGACTATTCCAGAACAAAGGTGTTAATTTTGGTCTACTAGCCGGATACGAAACAGAAGGTTCCGAATCCCAATCACTCTCGACATCCGTGTCCTCTCCAACACCATACATTCCATCTTCCGCTGATTTAATGATGTCATTGATTTCCTCTGATATCTTCCGCTTGGCTGCTGAATGATCTACTACCTCGCTGATGTTTTTGCTTTCACCAGTTGCACCTACTCGTGCACTCCAGTATCTTGATGACTCCTGACAAAAGTTTCCGAATCGTTGTAGATTTTCATCATTGGTGGCGATAACTTCTGCTATCATGTCATCGTACGTCATGTCTGCACGCACCACTACTGGATTACCTTCCAATGCCACCGCAACACGGTCGAATCTACTGAATGAGGTATACGAATGTGTGCCCGCCCTGAGCGCTGCTGCCACCTTCACCTGGTCCAATGTTGGTAGGCCATCTAAGCCTTGCATACTGAAATCTGGATGGGGTTTCATGTGATATTTAAGTGTTACTCGCCTAATGATTGCTTCCGAATTCGTCATTGATGGGAATGAATAATCTGGTTTGTTGGTCGTCCAAATTACAGTCTGAGCATTGAAGAACG